GAATCAGCTCCAACATTGGTAACTCCAGAAGTGAAGTGTGTAGTCATAATCAGCCTCCTTATAAATAGCCATTGCGAACACCATGCCCGCAACAATTAGTTCTACAAGGTTGATAATACAGTCTACCTATGTGATTGGCAAATAATGTAAGTTATTTTTCGTTGTTAATTCTCTTAAAATGCACTCTAACAAAGTATTTTCTTATCAAAGATACTAAGGTAAAAACTATGGTTTGGAATACAGCCGTTGTAATCACCCCCAAACCTATCCATCTTGAAAACGAGATAACAGCTAAGGCCACAGGAAAAGCCATAAAAAAACCTACACCAACATCAATTATGGCTTCTTTTGCTGCTGATTTATCCACAAGATTCTCCATAAATAGAATATTATAACTTTTTGCAAACTTATACAATATAGGATAGACATAAAAAAAGGGAGCCGAAACTCCCTTTTTCTTCGAGACGTGACCTCTAGAACTTACGCTCCTTGTGATCCATAGATTCCTCTCCAATCCGAGAAACCAAACGAGTATCTTTCTCTAGCTTTATATCTAATGTTGCCTGTTGAAAAGTCTGGCTCCATAGAAGTCTCCATTGGAGATCTTTGGAACATTTTTAGACCTTCGCCCATGCTATTCACAGATGTTAAAAGGAAGAAAGCGTCAGGATCAGATAGATAATGATTAACAACGTAACCACCAGGTAAAACACCTGTGTTTTTGATTGCGTTGATGTCGTTATCTGCTGTTCCAGATCTTTGTGTAGAACTTAATATTCTGTCTGCAACAAAAACAAGTTGTGGTGGAACCACAAGTTTGTCTGCTTGGACAGAAATAGTAAGACCTCTATCGTCTGTAAATGTAGATATATCTATTAAAGCATCCTCTAGTGAGGCTTCGTTAAGATCTGCCATAGTCGTAGCTCTATTCGCAGCTGTTCCACCACCGGCTAGGGTGTGGGCAGTATTGATTAGAGAAACACCATCACCGCCAGTAAAACTGGAAGAGAAAGCGTTATTGAGTACGTCAGCTCCTTTGACTTCTTTGGTGTTAGCCATAGATTTAGCCAATGCTTTAACATATCGTTTGCCTAGAGAGTCATAAAGGTTGTCTTCAACCGCCTCTTCTGTAAGTGCGAAAGCTAACGCAACAGTATCGTGCGTGTATCTTGCGCTATAACTTTCAGAAGCGTTGTCAAATTCAACACCTTGGCCCTCAGACTTTACAGGTGCGCCACCAAAACCAGTGACTAATACCTCTTCTTCAAATGCTCTATTTGAATCTTCGATTACAAAAATATCTTCATATTCTTGGTCATAAGAATCATAGGACATCCCGAAAAGTGCATTTAATCCTGGTTCTAGCTCTTTAGCTAATTGTGCTCTTGAAATTGCCATTTAATTAACTCCTTATGCTAAACCAGCACCCTTCTGTCCCATAATGTGATTTTGAATCACACACAAAACATTAGTGTTAGCTGATGCTACATCATCGTTATTAGGATCCTGGGATATATCTAATGCTTTCAGAGGTAATGTAGCTGTTGTAGCACCAGTAGTTACATCAAGCTCTGCATTTGATATTCCAGAGTTAGTATCGCCAACGGGAGATCCGTCAACAATATCGAAATTTCCGAACAAGTCAGCAACAGGCATAGCTGCGTCTGCTTGAACTTCAAAAACGACATTTGGATCATCGATTACGTTTGCGACAATATCCGAAGCAGAAATACTGCCAGGATAATAATTTTTAAAGACTTGCTCGCCAGTTGTAGGATCTGTGTATTGTACTCCGTTAAAAACTCCGACAATCGGAACAGTTCCAGTTGCGGCGTGGCGGCCTAGAACACCAGCAGTAAGCTGCGTTACCAAGTCTCCTTGGTAAATTGGTGTAGTGGCTCCACTAGCAATTCTATATCTGGATTGTCCTCCAGAATAGGGTGCTCCGCCCATTTGACGAACAGGCTTTAAACCAAAAGCGGCATCTTTATTTGCCATAAGATTTACTCCTATTTATCGTTGTTACTTTTTCCCAAAAGTAACATTAGACTTTCGATCAGAGTCATACCTTACATATCGCCCGTCTTTTCTGGTTTCATTAAACATGTTGTTGTCTAATGCTTCCTTTTTGAGAGCAGTTTGATCCTCATAATAAGCATTACGTTCGTTACGAGTCTCAACAGGTATTTTCGCTAATAAAAGTCCTTCACTATATACATAGCCAGCGTGTCTACCAGAATCAGCTGTAGGAAAAGCAAACTCAGCTGGTAAATCGGTACCTCTTACGAGCTCCCAACCTTCTCTAAGTCTTCTTGACACATTAGCTTTATCTTCCTGTCCTAGCATGGATTCTCTTATCCAACGATATTCATATCCTTCTGGTGGTTCAGGAACTTCTAGTTTTCTGACTGGCCTCCATGGTTGTCTGCGAGAATTATTATCGTGAGACTCGGACTCACGGGATTTTCTGGAATTAACGTCTACATTTATATCTTCTGTCATTTTGCCTCCCTAGTAGCTAGTTTTTGTTTTTCTTTAGCGACAGTTTTTAACCACACTTCATCTGTCATGCCATGTGGTTTCAAACCTTGTAGAGTTGCGACTTCTGATTTTGTAAAACGTACGCCGTTCTCTTTGCCTTGTGTTTTTTGCCGACTTCCTACGGAAGCAGAGGCGACTCTTTGCACAGCGGGCCTGTCCTCTCTTTTTTCGGCATTATCGGATTTTAAATCCGGATAAACTTTAAAAACTCTATTGTTTAACTCTTCATAGTATTCGTCTGATTCAGTGTCATATCCCTCACCAGCTAAAGTATTATGCACCATCTCAGCATAAGTATGAGCCTCAGCATTTTCTGCAAACCAACGATTATTTTCTAACCAATTTAAGGCTTTTTGCGATGGTTCTGGTGTTTGTTGCGTTTGCTCAACGTATTGTTGTTGGGGTTGTACCTGTTGGGTATTAGTTACAACTTGCTCTTGTCTTTGTTTAGCTATTCTTACCTTTTCTTTTTGTAAAGCAAGTTCACTTTTTAAAGTATCTGCTTTTGACATCAACTCAGCATCACCAGAAGAATGAGCTCTTTTGTATAACTCGTTAGCTTCACGTTCTTTAATTTCAACTGTTTCTTCTTCTTTTGCTATTAAGGACTGTTGGGCATTAGCCGCTTGTTGATAATAAGCGTGTACCTCTTGTTCTCTTTGTCTTAAAGCAGCTTCTAATTGCAACGCTCTTTCTTCGGTTTCTCGATTTCTTGCGTTTAATTTGTTTATTCTTTTAGAAACACTTTTAGTATAGTTTTCTAATTCTTCATCACCACCTGTCGCCTCTGCTGGTGCATCAGCAACTTCTACCTCTATATCGTCAACCTCTGGTTGCGCTACATTTACGTCTTTTTCTGTTGTCATAAGCTCACTATATCATCTGGATCAAGAATTGTGGCTATTACTTCATCATCGTTGATGATTCGTACCTCTCCAAATCTAGCTTTGTCGTTGTAACACTGTGGTCCCTTTTTTACCACATAAGCAACTACTGTAGCTAATGCCTCACGATTGACTGTTTCATTTGCCAATAATATCCCACCTTTTGTTTTTACTTTACCAGCGTATGGTAAAACCAACATTCGCCAGCCGGTAGGTTGTGGCATACGTTCTAATATTGAAGCATCTAATTTTTCAGGATCCAAAACTCTTTCATCTGGATCTACATACGCTTCTGCCACTTTTTCAATACTAATATCTTTTATTGCCTCTGACATTATAGTTGTTTTCCTATATCTCTTAATTCGTCTTCTAGGAAGTATATTACACTTAGCTCTCCTTGCAAATATTTATAGTGCTCCATATCTTTGAGGCTACCTGACATTAGGATTTCATTTATCTGGTTTTTTTTGTCAGATAGCCTTTTCTTTATAAGATCTATAATTGTTATATCGTCCATACTTACGATTTTTTAGGCCTTCCTCTTTTTTTTCCAGTTGTTTTTTTCGCAGTTGTTTTTTTCGCAGTTGTTTTTTTGGTGGGTTTTTCTTCTACAGAATCTTCAACAGGTAAACCGGCTTCAATACGAGACATTTTTTTTGCTATGCGTGCTTGGTTAGCTTTATCTTTTTTATCAGCTTCCTCTTGTGCCTTTTTCAAATCAATAGCTTCTTGTGCTCTATCTAATTTTTTTTGTGCCCGCAGAGCTTTGATGGCATCTAATTTATAGGAAGTTGTCATAATATCCCCTTTATTTTATTTTCTAACTCAAACAATTTTAAATCTGTATTAGTTTTAAGTCTATCTATTGCTACCTCAAGTTTATCATCTGCAATCTGTTTTTGCACACCCATACGCTCTAGTTGTAGCTGAGTGTCCATAACCTTTTCTTCTGCTCTTTGGTTTTGTTTACTCTCGAACTGTTGTGATTCTATATCTAATTCTTTATCTCTAAGATCTAATTCTTTTTGCCTTATATCAACCAAAGGATCGCCGCCGCCACTCATGCCTATAGATTGCAAGAACTCATTGGCTAATTGTGCCATGATGCTTGAGCTATATTGTTCGTTTATCATTTGTATTTGTTGCCCAATCATTTGTGCTTCTTCTGGCGATACTTGTTGCATCTGTGCTTGTATTTCTGCAATTCTTTGATTTACTTCATCTGGCATTTGCTCTTGTGCTATTTGAGCTGCTAAAAATTGTAAATGTTGCATGCAATGACTTATGATTAAAGCCTGAACTTGTGGACTATCTTTGACCAAATCTGTAAAAAATAAGCTCTTATGCGTATCTATGTGTGCTTGGTGATTTTGTTCTGGAAAAGCCTGTGCTGGTTGGCCCATCAATAAATTTGCATTTTCTATTCCAGCATCAACTGGCTTTGGTGTCATGTCAGGAGGTGGCATCAACAACGCATCGACATTATCTACTCCTAATGCTGAGTACATGCGCCTATACGCCTCATATACACCCAACGGACCATGTACTTGTGGATTAGACTGTACCATCTGCAAAAGTTCTTGTGCTAGCGTCACTCTTTGGCTTTGTGAAAATATGTTAGGATCAGACACAGGTATAATATCCACTCTGTCGTCAAAATCTTGTTGTTTAATTTGATTTTGTCCAGATCCCACTTGGAAGTTATATACTGGCGGTAAAGACTCACCAAAAACTTTAGCTAGTAAACCAAACTCTAATTTTTGTGAATAGTGCAGTCTTTTATGTATTGCACTCATTACTTTTGTTCCTCGCTCTAGCAAAGCAACTGTGGTGCCTACAGGCATAGCTTGATTTACGTCACCTATGTTCATGTCGGCAACAGCAGCAAAACGCTTGCCTGAATCTATAAGCAAACCTAAAAGTTGCATTAAAACATTACTTGGTTCTTTAACAGGCAAAGGTATTAAGTTTTCTTTAAGAGATCCTCCAGTAGTATCTATATCTCTAAACTCTCCTGGTTGTAATGGTTCGTCTTCGTCTCTTATCCTCATGCCTCTTGCTTTAAAACCAGCTGGTAAATTAGCAAGTGTTCCAGCATCTATAAGTTGTCTTAGTATAGATGTGGACGCTTTAGAAAGACCTCCGATCATGTGCGATAAACCTAAGCCATAAAACCCAAGTCCAGGCATAAATTTATATTGAACGAAATAATTTATTTTATTTTTTAGTAAATCATTCTCTAAATAGTTGCGCCTAATACTTAGTATTTTTTGTGAGGATTCCTCTATAGTTACAATATAAGGTAGTTTTAAGCCAGTTGTGTTGCCCTCTGCATCTCGATCTTCATACCCCTCTATATCTAACACTGTATGCACTTCGTAAACTGTTCTGTTTCTATTTTCTTTATACGACGGCGTTATGCCTTGAATTTCGTCTATAGCCTCTTCAACTTCTGATATATCATCTGCATATCCATCGGATCCTATGTCCACGTTTGCATAAAAACCAGTAAGTTGTTGTTTTTTTATTTCATTAGAAGACATGTTTATTACATGTGTAATTCTTTCGGCAGAGCTCATATCTGCTGCTTCATAAGGCACTATTAAATCTTCTGGTGGTATAAATTTAGACATAGCTCTGTTGAGCACATAATCAAAATAGATTTTTTTAAATGCTGAACCCGCTAAAGGTAAATAAAACAACATCTGGTCAAGTTCTGGATCATACTCTTCCATTACATTCATTATGTAATAGTTCATAAATTCTTGTACTCTTTCAGCTTGGTTTTCTGTTTCAATAGTTCTAGCGCCTATAATTTCTGTTTTAACTGGACCTTTAGCTGGTAGCATTTCTTTATAGGCCTGTGCCTGAAAAGCAGTAACGCTTTCTGCTAAGATTGGGTGAATAACGCCGCTAGATCCTTCAAATGGTTGGGATCTGCCTTCATCAAACTTCATACCTAAATATTTCAATCCGTCTGTGTATGTTTTCTCCCACTCACTTCTTGATTGTTTATCTCCTTTTATAGAGCTCAGTAAATCGTTGGCTATACTGCCTAATATATCGTCAGGTAAAACTTCTGCTAAATTTGCGTTAAAACTAAATTGTGGTTCTTCTGGCGTAATTTCATCGTCAATTAAAACTTCTTCATTAGCAATTAATATCTCTGCTGCTTGTTTGATTTGATCTTCTCTGCTAGTGTCTGGTTGCACCTCCACAGAAGATCCCATAGATCTTATTTCTGGGTTATCTTCCGTGCCTAACTGTTTATCAATAGCCATAATATTTTAGTGTAACACTCTTGTACTTAAATCCAAATCGTCTATGTCTGTCAACTCTTCGTCTAGCAGTAAGCCGCTATATTCTGCTATCAATTTAGCTTCCTCCAAACACTCTGCATGTATATATGGTCCAGAATACTCTTTTTCGTCAAAGACAAAATGCGTTTTGTAAATTTTTAATAATATACTGTTCTGTTTGCCTTTAATAATTTCACCTCATCTTCATAATCTTCGCGCAGAGATATAAAACCTCCTTGTCTAAAACGCATTAGAGCCATTGTAGCACTATCGCAAAAGTCGTCATAATCGCCATAAGGAAACGAAGCCATCTCTTCAATAACTTCATCTGCAAAATCGTGTTCTGGTGCCCACACCATACCTGATTCAAATATAGGAGCAACACTGTTCATTCGTGCTACTTTGTCTTGTCCGCGACTCGGTGCGTATGCTGTGACTGGTATGCCCATTCTTCTTAGTTCGTGAGTCAAAGGTGTTCCTGATGCTTTTGCCTCTATCAACACACAATCAGGTTCCCAATACCTATATTCCTCCATAGCTAACTTTTTTAGCTCTGGAAAATCACATCTTACTCTTTTCGCATCTAGTAACATAATTTCATCTGCGTTTTCATCACCTCGATTAAATATTGCCCAAGTGGTTATTGCTGAATAGTCAGCTGTCTCTTTTTTTGAAAAAGCCGTATCGTAACTTTGTATCACATAAGAATAAGGCGGTATGTCTTCGTCTTCCCACCTATTCCACCACTCTCTTTTTACAATAGATCCTTCCTCAGCCGTAGGGTTTTGCATCCACTGGCTATTCCATTTAGCTACTGGTAATGATGCTTTTACGCTTAATAACTCGT